GCAGAGCTAGTTGATGTCCCCCACCAACCGCGTCGTATACACCTCGTCCACATAACCCTGGGCACCGATCAAAGCTGGGTCTTGGTCGACAACCGCGGTGATCTGCTGGAGCAACGTGGGCGTGGTGATGTGCGAGTTGCCCGTGACGACCATGGAGGTCGTGGCCGACATGGTGACCGCCGCGCCGACGACCGCCACTAGCTCATCGCTTTTGAGTACGACCCTACCGAGACCGAGAAGGTGTCACCTTGGTTGGTCGATTTGATTGTGGAGAGCGCACCGAACCAACGCCTGACTGGCGTCGTGGCACTGTCAAACTCATCGATGCCCACGATTGTGGTCGCCGGCATATTGACGAACGTCAGGGCATTGTTGGAGGTGATGGTGCCACCACTGGGAACCGCGAAGGTGATCTGTTGGCGGGCGTACTGACTACCACCTGAGTTCACTACCTCCGTACCAGGAGTGCTGGCTGTGCCCATCACAGTCACCAGAGCCACCATGACCGGCGGGACCACGGCCACATAAGAAGCCTGGCCCGAGCTAGCCGCCAGGAGGTTATTGCTCTCGGTTTGAACGAGATTGCTCACTACCCCTCCTGGTCGACAGTAGCGACTCCGAGTTTGGACAGCTTCGCCAGATGATCAGGGGGACGGTTCTGGAGAAAGTCCCTGAGCCGGGAAGGATCAGTGCCATCCTGGGCGGCGCGCTCGACATCAGCCGAGCAGATCGGGCACCCGTCTTCGGCACAGCACTGGACGTGCTTAGACACCGAGAGGTCGGTCCCCTCACCAGTCACCGGATGCTTCAGAGCGACATACTGAACGTGGTGCGGCTCAGTGTCAGTGGCCCCACACTTGGCGCAGGTTCGTTCCTGTAGCTCTGGCTCAGTGGTAGATGACACCGCGGCTCTCCAGCCATTGGTAGAGATGCTTGGACACCCGGTAGCGCCGGCCTCTCAGGAAGGTATAGCTGGTACCGATGCCGTAGGTCATGTCCTCGATGTCGGTGTTGACCCTGATAACGCGGTACTCGTCCTCGACGGTCACCGGCTCTGGACCCAGGTCTTCCACCTCCAGAGGATTCCTGGTCATGACCCTGGTTTGCTGCTGTATGCCCACTGGCTGGAGATCCCTCATTGGGTCATAACCTGGGACCGGTACCGCCGGGTCCAGGATTGGATCGGTGTCGACCGTGACTGGTTCCTCAAGCTGACGGATCCTCTGCTCAGCTTCCGGAGATAGCTCCATGACCTGGCCGGTCTCAGGATCAAAGATGCCCTGCTCTTCGCGGACGACATCCACCTGATTAACCAGGCCGATCTCCTGCTGACGATCAGCTAGCTCAGCGGCCTTCTCCTCAGTCAGCCGCTGACGCTCAGAGCCAGTGAAATCCCCTCGTTGCGGTGTACCTCGTGGCATTTCCTAGTTTGTCCAGGCTATTACTACACTTTGATCTGTTATCAAACCGAATCCCCAGATGGCATACCAACAAAGTGCATGTTCTCTACCGAAATCCAATACACCACCATCACGTAGCTCGACAGGCAACGCAATAGCATGACCAAACGCATTGTCCCCCAGGTACATGGCCCCGTGGACGACGCCGGCATTGGTGACCGCGCCCATGCCTGGAGGCCCGGTGTTGATGGCGTACTGACGAACCTGCGTAGTTTCAATGTATACTACGTCATTTAGACGACCGATCTCGCCTATCATGAAGTTTCCCGCACTGGCGTATTTCGTCATCTCGATGAACTCAGGGTTGTCACGCAGGCGGCGGGACTGGTGAGGGTCGATGAAGCAGACGTAGGTCTCACCGATCCTGGGGACGTTCTTGGTCGCCAGGGTCTCGACGGCGTCCTTGCTGACGTTCACCGACATGTAGAAGGTGCCGGCCAGGGCGCTGTAGTTCGCTGCCACGGTGCCAGCGTCGTAGGGCGACAGCGGTGTCCTGGTAGCGGTAGGAGCGGGAAGCTGGTAGCCGAAGATGGCGCTAGAGGCGGCGTACAGGGTGTCCCTGGCGCTGCCGTCCAGATACTTCGCCATGTTCCTGCCCAGGAGCCGCGAGGACGAGGCCATCACGTCATCGAAGCTGGCGTTCAGGAGCAACTCGCTCACGGCCACGGCGTAGCCCTGCTCAGCCACTGTGATGGCATATTGTGATGCCGTAAGGGCTGCCGTCTGCATTCGTACACCTTCAACGAGTTGTGATGCATCTCCTAGGTTATTATATCTCATGAAGTTCACCTGGAGTCCAGGCTGAACGCCCAACTCGGTCTTTTTCACCGCAAACTGCTCATATCTGAGCACAGGCATGCTCTGGAACAGGATCTCCTTGCTCCAGATCACCTGGATGGCCGGCGAAAGCTGCGAGTTCGTCCCTGGGTAGCCCGTGGGGCTGGCACTCAGCAGCGGGGTTCCTGTGATGCTGGATGGCACTAGCCAACCTCCTTATTTCGGGTACTACCTCACTGTCCTCTACGACTAGCTGACGCTGCACGCAAGAGATCTTCTCGTTGAGAAGCGTAATCTTCCGCGGACATCGCCTTGAGTTCATCTGCCGTATAGGTACGGCTTGTTTGACTGGATTCCATAGGACCGACTGGGGGCGCGGTTACGCCAACCATGGGACGACCGGCCTGGAGATTTCTCATGGCCTGGACGCTGTCACTTTTCATGTGTTCGGATTTTTGGACGAGCATGGCGATGGAAGAGTCGATCTCTTCCTTGCTGTTACCGCCCACGAGGTCACGAAGAATGGGGACGATATTGTCGCCCTGCTCTGCCATGCGCTGAGCCATGTAGGTCTGGAGAGAGGCGTGATGACGCTCTTGCTCCAGGAGGGCAAAGGCTCTTTCCCTCTCCTGGCGCTCCTCCAGGAGGCGGGCCTCCCACTCCTCATCCTTCTTCTGGATGAGGTCGCGGAGTTCCATCTCTTCCTCTTCTTTTTTCTTCGCCACCCTGGCGGCATCCCGTTGGGTCTTGGCCTCCGCGGCCTGCCGGTCCTCCTCAGCCTTGCGGAACTGGGCCAGTTCATTTTCCAGGCCGTCCGCACGGGTCTGCTCTGCCAGCACCCGAGCACGCTCTTCCTGGCGGATGCGCTCGACATCCTCCTGGGTAAACGCCTGGGGCGGCTCTTCACTAGTGCGTTGGTTCCGATTGCCGCTGGTGGCCGGCGGCGGGGTGACCGGGACCGTGATGGTGTTGGGGTCAGGCGCGGGTGGATCGCCTTCAGGGGGCGCTGCGTTGGGGTCAGGTTCAACCGCGGTCACGATTCATCCTCCTCTGGGAGTCGTCGTTGGGGGATCGTGGTGCCATGGGCCAAGGTCACGATCCGTTGGTACATCTTCGCCACGTCGGCGTTGTCTTTGAGGTCTAGACCAGGAGCCTGGGCGATCTTGGCGGCGGGAGCGGTGTTCACCTGGGGACCGCCGGCTGACTTGACACCACCGTTGCCGTTGCCCTTGCCACTGTTCCCCTGGGCGCTGGCCGGCGGGGGCGGCATGGGCTGAGGGCCTTCGGGGCTGACCATACCGGTCATGTTGGTGATGAGGGAGGCCACCTGGGCGCGCAGCATCTCCAGAGCAGCCTGTTGCTCCGCGTCGGCAACAAGCTCCTTGAAGAGTTCCTCCAGCTTCTCGTCGGGGAACTCCTCCCCCAGTTCCTCCAGGGCACCACGCTTGGACTCCAGACCCAGGGCCATCTTGACCTGTAGCTCGTTGAGCAGCACCAGCTTGTCCACCGGCAGCGGGGGCTGGAAGTGACAGGTGTTCTCGTAGCTCACCGGGTCCATGGGGTCCAGCATCGGAAGCGAGTCATCCCGCATGGGTGGGTCGAAGGTGTCGTTCCAGGTGAGGGTCTCAGGCTCCTTCATGAACATGGTCTTCAGCGCCAACCGGTTGATCTCTGCGATGCCCTCCCCGTACTGGGTGGACTTCAGCTTGAAGCGATTCATCAACGGCTGGTACTGGATCGCCAGGGCCACGCCTGAGGTGTTGGAGATCGCTTGCTCCTCCCCAAGGGCCGTTTTAGGCACCCCGGTCATTTCGTGCATGGCGCTCTTGAGCACCTCTAGCAGCTTGATGGCCTGCTCGATGCCCCTTGGGTCGAAGAGCAAGTTCTCGACACGCGCATCCTTGTTCGGCACGCTCCACGTCTGATGTGTGCCCTTCTCCAGGTTGCTTGCTCTTGCCCCTATGACCACGGTTACCGGAGCGGCATGGTAGTTGACGATGTCGGCTATATCCGTAGCCGTTTCGTTGTACTGCCGGTTGAGCGGTGTGATGTCCTGTATGTCGGGCATGCCCCAGGGGGACGAGGCTATCGGCATGTTGCTGATGTGAACGATAGGGATCTCACCCAGAGGGTTCTCCCTAGCGTCGATGAGTTCGTCATTGACGTACTCTTCGATCTGCTCTTCGGTCAATAGCTCCGTGTACGTGAAAACTTGACGGGTTCCCTCACTAGTTGTCCCCCAAAATCTGTACTTCAACTTAAAACGGATCAGGCGCTTCCTATCATGGGGATGCCATTCTGGAAATGCGAACGCGCTATTTAGAGGGAGGATGCGGACCCGTCCAGGGTGCGGCATTCCGGACGGGTCCACCCAGGGTTCTTCGTAAGCCACTTTGACGAAGCAGTCGCCAGTGACCGACCCCATACTCCCCATCTCCCAGAGCAAGGAATCCTTCTTGTTGTCCTTCTCCCAGATCCTCTGTAACCGCGTAGGTACAATGGCTGACGTAGCGTCAGGGGAGCGGAAAGACACGCCCTTACCGAAGACAAAGTTGGTCGTAAAATCGCTCAGAGCACGTACCCAGTTAAACGTAAGCTGTGGATCACCAAGGTCTGGGCGTTGCGCCCAGTGGTATCCCAGATAGAAGGCCCAGTTCATGGCATAACGATTGAGCCTGGGGCCATGCACCTCAAACTCTTCGTCAGCTAGCTCAACCAGCCCGAGCGGGGATATCTGGATCGTTAGATCACTGGATGCCGCTCTATAACTGGGAGACTGGAACTGGATTGACATTTACTTCTCTGTGACCGGGGAAGCCTGCTTGAGGTACTTCTCCTGGGTGATGGGTAGCCGGCGGCGCTGTTGCTGACGTAGTTGGCGGCGGGCGTCCTGCTTGGCAAGCTGCACTGTCTCAGACTGGGTGGCTATCGAGGCGTGTCGGGGCTTGACCCGGTTAGCGAGGACCGACGACGCCAGGATGGTAGGAGGCGGTGAACCGGCGAAGGGCTGGACACCAATGTCACTCATCGCCGGCACGGTGGGTGGGGTTACCGCGATACACACCGTCGATGGCCTGGCCCAGGTCACTCATTTTGGGAGCGCGACCACCTTCCCGCCTGGGGGAGGTCGACAGCGGGCTGGCGTGTGGATCACGCCGGTCGTTCCACAGCGTCTGCACGTCCATGTACTCGACGTTCACACCATGGGTTGGGTAGTCGTGTACCTCTGCCATCAGAACAAACTCCCTTGCTGGCCGTGTTGGGCCTCGTGCTGCCTGGCTTGCAGGATCGGGTTCACCATCGCTTCGTCGGGGGCCTTGGCCCCCTTCTTCTTGCTGCTGTAGGAGGTGATCTTCTGCTCGTACCAATGGACCGGTTGAGCCACATGGGAGGGCAGGCCCCGCTGCTGAGCCGCGGTCTTCAGGGCGTGAGAGAAGTAGAGGTTCATGGCGTCGATGCTCGCCCCAGGCTCAAAGGGATGCTCGACGTTGTGAACCTTGGTGTTGTGGCTACCGCTCATCACATCGGCACGGGTGTCCTCACCGAAGTCCTTGATGCCGGCACCACCACGCCACTCGTGCCGGTCGATCACCGGGTTGGCGTCCACCACCCTGGGGAACTCCTGGGCATCTCCGTAGGTGCCGGCCTTCACCGCCCAGTCCGACGCAGCTACAGCACTGCGTACCGGGGCACCCCTCGATCTCGACTTGGTGGCACCGGCACTCTCCCCCGGTACGTCGAGTGGGTGGACGCCAGATCCCTCGTTGTGGATGATCCTGGCTGCATTCCTGGCGGTGGTGTGGAACCCACCTGTGCCCACCGGGGGCGACTCGCCCTCAGGTTCTTTCACTGGATCTCGGAACTGATTGATGTCGGGGTTGTGTACCAACTGCTGAGCGATCCGACCCGTGCGGTTGAGGTCGGTGTCAGGGTCCGAGTTGTGACTCAAGGCAGCCCTGGCGTAGTGGACCGTCGAGGTGTTCAGCCCCAGGTGAGCAGCAAGCTGGCCGCTCCTACGCTGGTCAGTACCAGGCCCTCCGGTGTAGTAGTCCTGGCCGGTAGCGACGTTGGAACCGCGGTTGTGGGCGCGGATGTAAGCGTTGTCGAGATCGGCTCCGTAGTGATGGACGATGTCACCGAAGTGCAGCCCGAGCCTCTTGTGAACATCGGCCTCGACACCGGCCCGAACATGGTCAGGGAGGTCGTCCCAGGTCGCCTGGCGCTTCATGTCGATGGGAGTGTGTTGTTGGCCTAGATCCAACCTCCCCTGAGTGCGCTGCTTCTCCTGCATCGTGGCGTGGGTAGGGAAGTGCTCCTCCTGGGACCACTTGGGATCGAGCCAGCCGTGGGCCTGGTAGTCCTCTTGGGTGTACTGGCCTGGCTCCTTGTCGAAGCTGCCGGCACGAGCAGGCCGCGGCGTGCCAGTGCCCTGGGCCATAGCGGCCATCTCATGAGGGCCAGGAACGCTGGAGCGTTTGTTCACGACCCTCCCCAGGTGGAGTGTCGCCAGGCCCCCCTGCCACGTACCACGTCAGCGCCACACTGCTTGCACTGGGCAGCTATCAGGCTCGTACCCCTGGGACCGGCCCTGACTGGACCCTGGGCCTCAGCCGCGTGACTGACGGGAGCGGTGCGCCGGCCTTCTTGCCGGCGGTCAGGGAAGAGGTCTGGGCGAAGATCCATTACCAGTTGTGCCTCCCGCCCTTGGTGTTGGCGTACATGGCCGCGGCCTGGCCGAGTGTCCTGTCGCTCTGCTTCTCGTCCCAACCCACGTTCGGGTCATCGAGGGCGGTCTTGACCTCCTCTGGGTTGGCTCCGTAGTGCTGGACAGCATGGGTCAGGATGCGGACCTTCCGGCCCTCCTCCAGGGCCATGATCAGTCGGTGACGACTTCGGGAGACCGCCTCTTCTGGATACCGCCCGAGCGGAACACCTCCTCGTAGCGGACCTCAGCCTGGTCAGTAAATGAGCCGTGGGCGAACTCACCCAGCATTGTGGGGGCGTCGATCCAGGCTGCCGAGCCGACGTGTGCCCGCTCCTGCATGGTCTCGTCGGGCATCTTGAACTGCACCTGAGGGTCGACGTGATTTATGCGGCCAGGGGCGCTGACCATGAACTCGATCATGCCCCGCTGGAAGTCGGTGGGAATGTCGGTGTCAGTACTCAAACCCTCCTCGAATCGCAGCGGGCCGCGCCCACCTGGGGCGTTCGGCCCCATGGTCTCGTCGTAGGCGTACCGGCCGCGTTCGGGAAACTGCGGTTCGGGGGCCAAACTCATCGGCTTTCCTCCCTCGTCGGGTTGTATCTCAGGCTAGGCTGTGCGGCACTTCCCCCCTAGACCACCCGACGGGCCATGCCTCGCCGTACCTCGTCGTGCCGAGCCAGTCCCCATCTCCCCTCACCAAACCGACGTACCAGGGTGAACACGCCTCCAGCTAGCCTGGAGGCGTGAGCGCGTCCGAGACCTGGGCACATAACACCTCGATGAACCGGGCCATCGGCTCCGACGCCGCGGCTAAGCCGGCTGTCGGCGCTGACGAGGACGAGCAGTCCTCGCCCGACGCGCCCCAGCCGCCCACGGGGTCGACTGGATCTCAACCTCAGGGACCATCAACACCTGGGACATGATGGTGGCGCAGGACAGTGAATCGACGTAGTCGTCATGCACGCCGGCCTCGTTCGGGGCAGCTACCACGAGGTGAGCACCCTTGTAAGTCTTCTCCACATCCACCATCTGGGTTCGGAACCGACGCCAGGTCTTGGTCCGCTTGGCCCTGGGATGCGCCGGCCACGACAGCAAGCCCCGCTGGAGTAACTGCTGGAGGTGCTTCCACCTGGCACTTTGATCCTGGATCTGTGACGACAGTGGTTCCACCTGGATACGTGGCAGCAGTCGCTTCAGCCGATCAGCAGCTACGTCGCCAACTCCTTGAGCGTCAACGCCGCAGGCCACGATGGAGTAGTTGCTGAAGAAATCCACGATCCGCCAGTACTGATCCTCCCATTCTTCCCCGTGCATCTCCAGCCAGTTCAGGATGCGACAGTCGTATAGCCCCAGTTCGTCCGGTCGGTCCCAGTCTACGAAAAGCACCGTGACCACGGTGGAGTCCATGCGGCGGGCAAAATCTATGCCGGCCACCAGGGGAGAACGCCAGTAGCTCTGGACGATGGGCATGGTGGGGTCACCAAGCTCGTCCATACGAGTCTCTGTGACCAACATGCCCCGTTCCAGGAGCCACTCCAACCTGTAGTTGAGCCTGAACTCATCGCTGTCCTCCCCGATCCGCATGGCCTCACCGCGGATGTAGGCCGCGTAGTTCTTGTTGAACCGGGCGCAGTAGTGCCAGTCGAACCGGAAGTGGTTCTTCTTGCCACCCCGGCGTAGCTCCATGCGCCGGTTCATCTGGATGGTCTTGAAGAAGGCCCCTTTAATGATGTCAGGAGTGCCGGTCATGACCATGGTCGCCAAATAAAAGGCTCCCATCGGAGCGATGGATTTATTCAAAACGTACTCGTCCACCGACTGGGATTCGTCTACAAAGATGACATGGTACGACTTGGACTCGATCTTGGCCCTGGGGTTGGCGGTCTGCATGGCGCAAAAGCTCTGGCATTTTTTCAAGCGGACCTTCCGCGACCCTGGGCGCACCACGTCATCGATCTCTGGGTCTTCCAGCATCTCCAGCGCCCGCTCTGAGGTCAGACGGTCCACCACACGTCCAAACAGAGTCTCAACCTGCTGCTCAACTGGAGCGAAGCAACCGACCATGACCCCCTTGCGGAACTTCGCGAGCATGCCCACGTCAGGGAACATCTCAGCTAACCGCGGTAACAAGATCATCAGGCTGGCGGCGACGTTGGCGATGACCTCTGTCTTGCCGCTCTGGCGGGAGCATTCCCCAGTGATAGTGGCCCCATCTCCGCTGATGACGCTCTCGATGATGCGCCGGCCCAGGGTCTCCTGGTAGGGGAACATATCCACCCCGCTGAAGATGAGCGTGAACTCCCACACCTTGTCCACAAGGCGGTCCACAAACTGCTGGTCGTTGGGGTCCAGGACAGGCGGGGCGTACTGGGCCAGGTCGTCGGAGAGGCCATCCTCACCTGGCTCCAGGTCGTCTTCCCCCAGGGTGGGGTCATCCACGTAGGTCATCCCCAACCAGGCTAGGAGGGCCGCGGAACCTGTGGAAAACTCCCCCTTGCGGAGGGTCCGGAACTACGCTAGTGTTTTTTCCGGAGAAGGTACCCGGCGGGGGAAGTGCGTGTAAATGATCCGCGCCTCTAGTCGGTCGTAGGCGGCGCTGTAGAAAACAGCCTCCATTTGCAATCTTCGCCGGGGTAACGGCTTCACTCATGTAGTTACAAAGGCGCGCCCAAATCTCCGGAGATTCGGGCTTGACAGCCGCCTGGGGCGGGTGCAAAGTACGGGGTTACCGCCCTGGCTCAGGCCGAGCGGGCTGGAATCGAGGAGGTGGAGGGTGGACAAAGGCTTGGTACCACCATGCCTGGAACTGGGTGACGGCCCCGAGCATGTGCTCCTGGCCTGGATGTCGAAGAAGGCTGGGAGCAGGGGTTTAGTGAAGCTGGACCCTGCCGGATTGATCGAGCAGGGTGCCAAGAGAGCCTTCCAGGATCATCACGCCACCAGGAGAACAGAGGCGGCGATGAGGCATCTCCTCGATGGTGACTACATCGAGAGGACCGACATCGGCTTTGAGATCTCGGACCCCTGTTCTTGTTGGAAGGGAGGTAATCCCCAAAACCCCCTCGCCGCCAGGCGACCCGTAGGTATCGTAATGCGCGGAGCGCATGGAGATGCCGAAGCACAGTTGTCTGGATTGGTGTCTCCTGTGTCTTCCCTGGGAGTTAAGTCGGAGTCTGTCCAAAATCCAGTCAGCCTCCTGGCGAGGGATTTTTTCCCCACGGTTTTCTCAGGAGACATGCGGCCCCAGTTGAACTGGCAGGCCCTGGCAAGGGGCCTCAAGATCTGGAGGTCCGACCACAGCATCAGCCTCAACACCATGAGGTTGATGATGGTGGAGTTTGGCCGGCATCCTGAGTGGTGGCGGCGATCAGACAAACCAGTCTGGGTGGTCTTCCTGGGCCGGCGTGACAAGTTGGCTGCCTTGGTGGAGAGTCGTCGGAAGCGCCATCCTGGCGACCGGAGGTACAGCGCCGGCCAGGGCCGTGACTACTGGCTTGGCCGTCACACCCCCCGTTCATACTCCCCGGCATGACCAGGCGCACCCCGCTCTGGGTCCGCGGTCGACTGGACCCTGACTTCGACATCGACCCCAGGCGAGGCTGCCTGACCCCTACCGGTCGTGTCAACGAGTTGTACTTCGACACCAGCATCGAGGCCCTGGCTGCCTGCCAGGCCATCTGCGTCCGCTGCCCGGTGTTCAGAGACTGCACCCGCTGGACCCTGGCGAACTACCAGGACTTCCCCTATGGGATTTTCGCCGGCATGACCGAAGAGGTCAGACGGCGCATCCATGAAGGGAAGGAGGTGTACTACGACTGGCGGCAGGAGTGGACCCGCCGGCACCTCCAGGAGCGCATCGCAACCCGCAAGCTACGGGAGCAATACCAGGCCGGCGAGCGCAAACGAGCCGCGGCCAAAGCTGAGATGCCACCCTGCCCCCTCTGTGGGCAACGAGATAGTGTCTCCCGCAACGGACGCCAGGTGAACCTCGTGCTCCCTGACCGTCAACGCTACCACTGCCGTACCTGTAACCGGAACTTCCTGGGAGAGGAACTATGAACGACGTATTCCCGCACTATCGCAGCAAGACCCTGGAGCAGTTTGAGGCCAGTACACCAATCCTGAAGGAGGCAGTGAATACTGTCGAGGGCTATATCGGCAGGATCGCCCTGGCGAGAGCCATTGGCAAGGGCATCACCTTCATGGGCCAGAACGGGACCGGTAAGACCCACCTGGCGTGCTGTGTACTAACCGCGGCCAGGGACACTGAGCACAAGATCGAGTGCATTGAACTAGCCACCTACATCGACCTGTACCTGGAGATGTTCCGCGTCCAGGATGCGGACCGGATCGAGTACATCAACGATCAGCTTCGCTACATCAAGCGGTGTCACTTCCTGCTCCTGGATGATTTGGGCCGCGAACATAGGTCAGGGTCAGGTTGGTCAGGCGAGCGCGTCTTCGACCTGATGCGCTACCGCTATAACCGCGGCACACCCACTCTGATCACCACCAATCTGACGCTTGATGAACTGGATGAACGCTACGGCGAAGGGATGTCCAGCCATCTCCAGGGATCCAGCATCGTCGTGCTCGTGGATGGCGAGGACTACAGGGTGAGGAACGCCGATGCGTCGTGGTCAGATCGGGACTGACGCAGAGGGCCGAGTCTTCTTCGTCTGGGAGGGCCTGGTGGCGGTCCTCCCAGACCACCGACTGGTCAGGGGCCTGGAGCGACTGGCAACCACTACCGGCCAGTTCCGACGAGCCGTCGACTACTGGAAGGTGCAAGACCGGGCGCTGGCCCTGATGTGGTCACTCAACCAACGCACCCCCTGGCGCATCGACCTCGTGGTCACCACCCGCGGTCCCGCCTTCACCAAGGCCCTGTCGGAGAAGGTCACCCAGGAGAACTGGCCGGTGCGCTACGTCACCTACGACACCCCTCAGAGCCTGGGGAGGGCGCTGAGCTACATGCCCGATGTCCAACGCGTGTACTACGGCCTGGAGGAACAGCGGTTCGCCTACGGGCCTCACGGGTTCTTCTGCGGGCCTGACACTCCTCTTACAGTGTCCTGATGCCTGACATCGAGTGGCAGGCTATATGCCGCACCATCCAGGACCGTAACTTTGATGCCCTGGCTCACGCCGGCATCACTACCACCTTCTTCTTGGACCCCGAGAACGCCGCCGTCTTCGACTGGATGCGGGAGCACTGGAACCGCTACGGCTCATCCCCCAGTGAGGACGCCTTCCAGCACGAGTACGGCAACACCCTGATCGAGACCCCTGAGCCGCTGGCTTACTACATCGATCAGCTACGCGACCAGCGCCGTTATGCCCTGCTCAGTGACATACTCGATAGCGTCAACGAGCCGTACAAGAACCAAGAGACCGACATCGCGGTAAAGCTCCTGGCGTCGGGCCTGGAGGGCCTCCACCAGGAGGTCACCGAGCTACTGGATCAAGACGCCATTGACACCATGGAGGAGCAGATGGCGATGTTCCGCTCTCTGGCAGCCAACCCCGGCATCGCCGGCTGGCCCACCGGGTTCCCGTCCATGGACCGGGCCACCTGGGGCCTCCAGGCGGGTCAACTAGTGACCCTGGTGGGCCTCCAGAAGGTGAAGAAGTCCATGCTGCTCATGATGATGAACATCGCCTCCCACACCGCAGGGGCCAAGACCATGTTCATCAGCTTTGAGATGACCAACCAGGAGCAGATCACCCGGTACAACGCCCTCCGCGCCGGCATCAGCCTGACCCACCTCCAGCACCCGAGTGCCATGGAGGACTGGGAGTGGAAGAAGCTGAGCCGGATGATGCACGGCGTGGAGGGCATGCAGCCCATGATCTTCGTGCATGACCCAGGCCGCACCACCACCGTGTCGGCCATCGCCGCCAGGATCGCGGTACACCAGCCCCAGGTCGTGTTCATCGATGGCACCTACATGATGGAGAGCGAGCAGGACGTGCCCCAGGGCAGCCCCCAGGCCCTCACCTCGATCACCCGCTCTCTCAAGCAACTGGCAGATCGGGCTGAGATCCCCATCGTGCAAACCACGCAAGCCTTGTCCTGGAAAGCAAAACGTGGCGTGCTGTCCCTCGACTCCATAGGATATTCCTCCAGCTTCGCCCAGGACAGCGATGTTATTTTTGGAGTGGAGGAGGTGAAAGAGGAGGGGGAGGCCAAGCCCAACGACCTGAAGCTACGGATCATCGCCTCCAGGAACTGCCCCATCCACGATGTCATGCTCCTGGTGGATCTTGACCACGGCTCCATCATGGAGACCGAAGAGATCGAGTACAAAGACGACGACGACATGACCAGCCGTGATTGAGGATCTGCTGGAGCACATCGGGATCGAGGACATCCGGTCCCTGGGCGTCGAGGTGCAGGCGCGCTGCCCCATGCACGAGAAGAGGACGGGGGAGCGAGAGCGCCGGCCAGACCATTGGTCGATCAACCGGCACTCAGGGGCCATGCACTGCTTCTCTTGCGAGTACTCAGGCTCCCTGACCAGGCTCATCATCGACGTAGCCGGCGTGAGCCTGTGGGACGCCAGGAAGATGATCCGCCAGTTCGATGTTGATCTCTCCGATGATGAGGCCCCCTGGGAGCCACCCATCGGCATGGCGGTGGAGAGTCGGCTGGAGGAGTTCGGGCCACCCCCGCCCCGTGCCCTGGCCCGCCGGCACCTGACCCCCCAGGTCTGCGACCGATTCCAGCTTCGGTGGGACTACGAGGAGGCTGCCTGGGTTATCCCCATCTTCTCCCCAGGTGGTGAGAAGTGGGGCTGGCAGACCAAAGGGGTCGACATCCGCAACCATCCCCCTGGCATCAAGAAGGGCCGCACCTTGTTCGGCCTTGACGTGCTCGTCTGGAACCGGCCCCTCCTGGTGGAGAGTCCATTGGACGTGGCTTACTTGGACACCCTGGGCATCCCCGCCGTGGCTGCCTTCGGCTGCCAGGTGTCCGACATGCAGATGAAGCTCCTGGTGGAACGGTGTGACCGCCTGACCCTGGCCCTGGACGACGACCGCGCCGGGCGGGCCGAGATGCGCCGGCTCCTCAAGGAGAAGTGGCACCATCGCATCCCCATGACCGTGTTCAACTACCAGGGCCTGAGTGGCAAGGATCCCGGCGAGCTATCACCGGCCGAGGTCCGCAAGGGCCTGGAGTACGCGGTGCCGGCGGTGTTCTGGTGAGGATCACTTGTGTGGACGCCCACCTGGAGGACGGCACCATCCGCCACTTCACTATGGAGGAGTTGTTCCTGTATCTGCGTGAGCAGGCGCAGGTAGAACGCCAGAAGGTAGTGGACCGGATAGAGGAACTGAAGGGCGATGTTTAAAGGCACCCTCATCCCGGCGGTGTTCTGGTGACCTTTGATCGTGACCTGGCTGCCTTTCAGAAATGGCTCGCCAGACAAGTTCGGGAGGCCGAGAAGCACCAGGGACATGTCAGCGATGAATATCAGCAGGGTTGGCTCGACGCCATGAATGACGTGCTGGCGGTGCTGGTAGAGGAGTTCGGGGCATGACCTTCAAGGGGTCGTTGTACCCCTTCCAGGAAGAAGCGGTCGACGCCATGATCGACATGCAACACCTCCTGGTGGCCTACGAGATGGGCCTGGGCAAGACAGTTATCACTATCGCCGCGGTAGAAAAGCTGATCGAGGACGGCCAGGTGGGCGGGGGGCTGATCATCTGCCCTGCCTCCATCAAGTTGCAGTGGAAAAGGTTGATCGAGGACTTCGCCCCCGACGCCAACGTGATCGTGGTCAACGGCACAGCCCCTCAGCGCGAGGCCCAGTACCAGCGGTACAAGCGCGGCGAGGGTGAGTACTGCATCATCAACCCCGAGCAGATGGTCAACGACTGGGAGATAGTCTCCCGGCTGCCTAGGGACTTCATCGTGGCCGACGAGGCGACGTGGTTCAAGAACTTCAAGCCGCAGCGGTCCAAGAAGATCAAGCGGCTCAAGGCCACCTACCAATGGGCCTTGACGGGCCAGCCAGTGGAGAACCGGGCCGAAGAGGTCTACTCGATCATGTCCTGGATCAACCCCACCGTCCTGGGCAACTTCAAGACCTTCGACGCCGCCTTCATCAAGCGTGATCCCTGGGGCCGGGTCAGGGTCTATCGGAACCTGCCCACCCTGCACCGGCTCCTGTCCGAGCACATGGTCAGGCGCACCAGGAGCGAGGTAGCCGACCAGCTACCCGCGGTAGTGGCACCGGCACCCATCCTGGTGGAAGCAGACCAGGGCACCAGGATGCTGTACCGGCGCATGGTGCATGACCTGGAGGCCGAACTGGCTGAGGCCATGAACACCTGGGGGAACTTCAGCCTGAGTGGCTTCTACCGCGGTGAAGAGCAGGGCGAGGCCCGCGGTCGGATCATGTCGAAGATTACCTGCATGAGGATGTTGGTTGACCACCCCGAGCTACTGCGGCTCTCCGCGGCGCACTACCGCGGGGTACTACCTGGCAACCGCATGGGCAGCGAGTACGCCCAGGAGCTACACGCCGCCGGCAGGCTGGAGGGCCTCAAGAAGGCTCCCAAGCTGGATGCCTTGGTGGGGACAGAGGACAAGCCAGGGCTGATCCGAGAGATCCTGGAAGCCCACCCCGAGAACAAGATCGTTTTTTTCAGCTTCTTTAAGGACATGCTCGACATCGTGGCCGAGCGCACCAGGAGCCTGACCAAGTCGGTGCTCTTCACCGGGGCCGTGTCGATCACCAACCGGGACAAGGCCAAGCAGACCTTCGCCACCGATCCTGACACCCGACTCTTCCTCTCCTCCGATGCTGGCGGGATCGGATTGGATCTTCCTGTAGCAAACTACCTCATATCGTATGATTTGCCCTGGAGCAGCGGAGCGTTCGCCCAACGCCAGAGCAGGATCATCCGCCTGAGCAGCAAGTTTCCCCAGGTCACCCTGCTGACCATCCAGGTCGCCGGGAGCATCGAGGAGTACCAACACGCCTTGTTGGCCCAGAAGAAAAAGGTGGCGGAAGCAGTGGTCGACGGCAAGGGGATTAATACCCGAGGAAATCTGACGCTGGATCTCAGAAGCCTGACCGATTTTTTGGGGACCAGTCAGATATAGTTGGCTCCTACCTGCTCTACTCTTAGAGCAGGGATCCGAATCGACAAGCCAGTCCAGTCCAGATCCATACCGACGACCCCTGCCCCGTCTGGTCATCTCGCGTCGGGCCGCCCCTACCCGCCTCCAGCCGACATGCCTACCCGCACCATGCCCGATCTAGCCACGCCGACAAACCCTCCCAAGTCACGCCGTATCCCATCCCTCCGAGCCGACATACCCGACCTTGTCCTTCCGGCTCACACCGACATGCCTAACCGGACCATGCCGAGCCGAGCCATCCCGACTCGTCAGCCCAGGCCATGTTTCATCCCAGATCAGTCCGCGCCAGATCGACGTTCCATGCCGCACCCGATATCAAGCTTGACCCACCCGACTTGCCAACTCTCGATCCAGCCACCTCCATTCTGACCGACACGCCCTGCTGCACCCTACCCATCCAAGCCGACTAGCCCCGCCTAAGCCTAGCCGTCCCATGCCGACGAACCAAAGGAGAAAATAATGCCGAGAACACCAGCAGAACCCGTCGAGGAAATCCCCGTCGCCCGCCTCAAGGAAGACCTTTCCCTCTATCCCCGTCGCAGGATCGACACCACTAACATCTCCACCCTGGTGGAGGCATATGAAGCCTTCAATGCCGGCGAGGGGGACGAACCTCCCCCAATCATCGTCACCCGCGGCAAAGTCATTGTCGACGGCGTCCACCGGGCCAGGGCCAAGCGGAAGGTCTACGGGGATGACGCCACCATCTCCTGCATCGTGCGTCACTACCGGACCAAGGCCGAGATGTTCTACGACGCCTGCATGCTCAACAGCGGGAGGGGTCACGACCTGTCGCGATGGGATCAGCTTCATTGTGTCGAACTAGCACGGGAACTCAAGCTGCCCATCGAGCGGCTCGCCAAGGCCCTGGGCTGGACTTCTGAGCGGCTCCTGTCCTTCAGCGAGAGGCGGGCCACCCAGACCCTGAGCGGCAAAAAGACGCACCTCAAGTCTTCTCTCCTGTCCCAGAAGAACGGCCCCATAAGCGAAGAGGTGGAAGCGATCAACGAGACACCTGGCGGTGTCGACGGCATGTCACCGGCCTACCACGCCCGCATGCTGCTGATGCACCTCCAGGCCGACAGTATCCCCTACGAGGCCAACCTGGCTCACAGGTTGGCTGACCTGGCAGCCGCCATCGAAGAGTGGCTGTCCAACTATGGGGCCGAAGAAGAAGAAGCCCAATAGAAAGGAATCACCATGTCCGCATCCGATATTTTCAAGTTCCAGTCCCGGTGGACGACCTACACCGGATCCCTCCACATCAACACCCTGGTCGGTGGCATCCCCAAGGACGGGGCCACCATCCACGCCTTCGTCAAGGCCCGCATCACCGACAACGCCTCCGAGATGAGCCGCATTGCCGAAGAGACCATGGTCGAAATGGGTCTTGACCCTGTTCTCGACAAGGATGAACTGAGCGCCGCCCAGGTCGATGAGATCGTGGACAAGGTGTCCAAGAAGGCCGTGGCCGGCAACGGCTTCAAGCAGATCAACGGTGAACTGGTCTGGGAGGGTCGCTGTCTCAAGGCTGCCCTGAACGAGGCGTGCAATGCCCTCTACCCAGGCGTGGAATCCTTCCCCGGCAAGCCCGACAAAACCAAGAAGGGCCTCAAGAGCTACTTCATAGAGCGGGTGGAAGTCGTTGACTACTACATCCCCCTGGGCCGCACCGAGCCTGACATCAAGGGCGAGGAGCGCATCAAGCACATCAGCGGCCCCCAAGGCAAGCGCAGCGCCATCAACCTCGTGGACGTATGCACTGACCTGGACATCACCTTCACCATCAAGGTGCTGAACGACTGGGTGCCACAGGAGTTGTGGCAGGAGCTTTTTGAGTACGTCGAGTTGGGTGGCGTATGGGCTGACCGCGCCCGCGGTGACGGGCGTTGCGAGCTAACCTCCTGGGAAAAATCGACCGACTCCAGGAGCGTCACCCGCTCCAACGGCAAGCGCCGGCTTGCCACCACCGCGTCATAGCAGGGAGGGGCGGCTTAGACCGCCCCTCACACCAAACCAAACCGACTTGCCGTTTTCCTTGCCGTGCCTGACCCGATCACGCCTAGCTGACTCGCCAACCCATGTCTCCCCCAGCCGACTCGCTCCGACAACCCTGACTACCCGACCCTGGCCGTGCCCGCTCAGGCCCTGCCGACTAGCCTCACCCGTCCCGGCCCCGTCCTGCCAACCCTTGCCGTGCCGACACGCCTGCCCCAGCCATCCCTCGCCGTTACGGGCCTCGCCTAGCCGACTATCCCCGCCTTCCCGTGCCAAGCCGCTCCGACATCTCCGGCCCGACCCCCTCAAGCCAATCCGACCCGCCATCCCCGTTCTTTTCTCTCTCAGGCCCAGCCGACTCGCCACGCCTCGTCCCCCCCTTCCCGGCCTACCCCACCCTGACCGACCCGCCAAGCCTGCTCCGACCCAGCCGCGCCCTCGCCAGACCTTGCCATGCCGACACTCCAGTCCCTGCCCCCCTTGCCCCGAACCACCCCAGCCGACTGCCCT